TAGACAAGTTGACTCACAAAGAATTAGGACACAGAGGGGCTAAATGGCTACAGCAGCGTATTTAACAGGTAGACGTAGGTATCAACGCCCCCAGGCTCTGTTATGGTCTGAGAACCCTGGTACGCTCTCTAATGGGCTATACCTGCCTGATGGCTATGAGGTACAAGGTAACTTTGACGGCTCAACGGATGCGGATCTAATTAATCAGTTTCTTATTCTTTCAGACCATAATCGTGGGGAATTAAATTTTACCCCCACAAGAATAGAACAAAGACAAAGAACTATTAATGGACGTATGCGCTCATATCATATAGCAGATAAATTAACAATGTCTGTTTCCTGGAATAACCTACCATCAAGATCATACTATCAGGATGCAGGGTTTGCACTTACTGGTTTGTCACCTGACAAAAATACTACTGGTGAATTTACAGCAGATGGCGGTGCAGGCGGAGTAGAACTGCTTGACTGGTATGAAAATCACACAGGTCCTTTCTGGATGTTTTTAGCATATGATAAATACTCAAACTTTGGTAAGGCTGATGCAGACTATGGACACCTTGCACAATATAATCAAATTATAGAGGTTTATATTGCAGACTTTAACTATTCTGTTGTAAAGCGTGGTGGCTCAAATCATGATCTTTGGAATATTTCGGTAACACTGGAAGAGGTTTAAATGTTTGTAAGTGATGTATTAAAGACACACCTAGAAACATCGTCAACCATAAGCCTTCAGTCATTAGTGTTGGCTGAATGGAATATGAATATGCCAGATAACATTTACAAACTAGGCAACTATAGATATAGACCAACAGGGTCAGATGTTCAATTTCGTACACTTCCTTTGACTTTTGATAATTTAGATACTGGAAACTATTACACTGGTGCAACAGATGCAGATGTAGTTATTGATGGCGGATATACAAATTCAGGAACCCCCCAACTCTTTACATCAATTAAAGAAAAGGTTAATATGCTTTATTCTTTAGAAGACTGCGTTAAGCCATTTAGACCACGATCTGGAATTAACAAGGCTTCATATTTTAACAACAGATATCTTGCAAACTCTGGTGCATCGATGACTTTAAGACCAAGATACTATATGCCATCACGCTATGATGAATTTAAATATTGGTCATCATTTAGAACCGAAGATAATATTGAAAGAGGAGTTGCAAAAAATATATCAAACTCTCTTAACTATATTGATGATGCAGTTCCTTTTGTGGTTTATAAAGAAAATGTTCCAGCAAATAGACTTATTGTAAAAATGCAAACAAATGTTGGAAGCGCAGATCTTGGAACCTTTACTACTCAGTCTGGAACATTAGCCGATCCGCTTTATGGTACTGCAAATAAAACAACTCCAGTTAGATGGAAAATTCAATATCTAAAAGATAACAACTGGGCTGATGCTTATTCATTTAATGAAAACTCCATTAGAGATGATGGCACCGCAATTATTCCAGAAGATGGATATATTGAATTAGAATATGGATTAAAAATTCCAGATGAGTACAAAGAAAGATTTAAATTTGCAGAAAAAATAACATCTAGTACGCTTCTTCCAGATCAGTCAATTAATGGATATTCCTATCTTGTTATTGAAAATGAAAACGAACGAGGTTTGTTTTATATTTGGAATTCAGTAGATAGCGAATACGAAACATTTGTTCCAGAGTATGGCTGGATACTTGGATCTGGAGTATTAAATAGTTCAACAAGTCTTGTTACAGATCTTACAAGCCCAGATTTTTTTACAAACGATGAAAATAACCTAACAACATACAGAGAATTTTCTTATGTTCGTGGTATTCGGATTATTGTAGAAACAATGAATAAGTTTGATTCTACCTTTGATTTAATTGAAATGTCACCTAGACTTGTTGTAGATATTTCAAACAAGGTAATTGATTTTAATATAAGAAAAATTTTATCAGACATTGGCACAACTTCTTTGCCAGTTGGTCAATTACTTGCATCAACTGGTTCTCTGTCTTTATTTGATGACGATCAAGCCTTTAATGAAAACAACACATCTAGTATTGTTGCTGACTATATTAGAAAAAATATTAAGTTTCTTTTTTATGAATCAATTTTTAATGTTGAAGGAGACGAATACTCAGTTCCAATTAAAACATTATACTCAGAAGGATTTCCACAAGCAAATATTACTGCTGGAACTCTTTCTTTAGAATTAAGAGATTTTTATTTTTTCCTAGAGTCAATGCCAGCCCCAAGACTTTTAACCACCCAAACATCTTTAAGTTATGCTGTATCTCTTTTGCTTGACTATATTGGATTTAGCAACTACACATTTAAAAGGGTTGATGGAGAAAATGATCCAATTATTCCGTACTTTTTTATTGCTCCAGACCAAAACGTTGCAGAGGTTTTAAACCAACTAGCGGTATCAACACAAACTGCAATGTTCTTTGATGAGTATAATAATTTTGTTGTAATGAGCAAAGATTATTTAATGCCTACCCCAGAACAAAGAGAAACAGACTTTGTTGTTTCTGGATCAAATAACCAAACAGATTCGGGCGTAATAGAAAATGCTACATCTGGTAAACTTCCAAACATTTTGTCTATTGCATCACAAGACAAGAAAATTTATAATGATGGAAAAATTAATTATACAACAAGGTATATTCAAAGATCTTATGGATCAATTCAACAGTCAAGCATGATTGATAAAGAAAAAACATGGATATATAAACCATCACTTTTATGGGAAGTTGCTGGAACCGACTCAACAAAAACTATAAATGAGTTAGCATCTAAACAAGGTAGTTACGTTCTTGGAGCCATGCCTTTAAATTCAGATATCCTTGGCGTAGCCCCTACAGTTTCAGGGCATGTCTTAATAAATAACATAATTGATCTTGGAGAAAACGTCTATTGGTTAACAAGATATAACGGATACCTATATTCCAATGGTGAAATTATTAAATATGATGCCGCAGAATTTAGCGTAACAGGTGTTGGAAATGTGTGGATTAGTAGCAACCAAGAGTATCAAAAATATTTTGCATCTATTCCCTTTAATGGAAAAATATATCCAACTGGATTAGTGAGAATATACTCAACACCATACTACGAAACAGTTAATGGAATAACCAGACTTCAAAATGGAGCAGTTGTAGACCATGGCCGTGGTCAATTTGGAACAACAATAACTGCTCACTATGCTGGAATTAATGACTATTGGACAAACAACGATAATGTGCGTGGTGTTGACATGAAGACTCAATATCTTTTTACAACTCAGTTAGATGAAGACGTAACCCTGCCAACAACAACAACTGGTGCAGCAGGAGTGAGCAATGCAATTGCAGGGCAGTCAACAAGAAATAGCATAATTAAAAACTTTATGGCAACAACCAATTTAACAGATACAGAAATTAACAGTTTACCAGCAACTCAAACTGGAACAATTCAATCCTCTGCATTAGTTTTCAATGGACCAGCATTTAAAACTACCGAAACACCGCTCAACTTTGTTTCATATGTTTATAAAAGTTTGGACAACGCATACAAACATTTTGGAACAAGAATGCGTATTGTTGGAAAAATTGAAAATAATGAAATAAGAACACAGTCTCCAAATGGAAGTATCCCGTATTATCAGGTTGCTGGAACTCAGCCAAATCAAAATGTTAGCATTGGTGGAGGTTCTGGAGGCCTTGCGGTTTTATTAAACCCAGTAACAAATAATGGATATTATTTTGAAATAATTGCACTAACTGAAGATAACATTACTCCTTATTTAAAGTTAGATAAAAACAATCAGGCAGAAGTTTCAATTAACAATGTTATTTTTTATAAAGTTAAAAAAGATTCGGCCAACACAAATGCAATACCAGTTAAACTTTGGGGTGGTTTAGCAAAAATACTTGTAGATGACGGAAAGTTTTCTGGACAGCAAAGAATGGCTGGCGAAGAAAACTCAACGGTGTACGATTTATCAGTAGAGTATGAGGATCTTGGAAAAACAAGAAGATTCTATTTATACATAAATAATCAACTTATTAAAGTTGTAGATGATGAAGACCCGCTTCCTATATATAACAATATGGCTTTATTTGTTCGTGGATCATCTAAGTGCATGTTTGAAAATATTTATGCTCTTTCAAAAAATTATAGCAAAGACACATCTTTTGTTGCAGGAGAAACATTGTTTAGTGCATTTGGTAATTCTAAAATTGATGTTAATGAGTCATTTAGAAAGTATGCCATGAGTGGTGTTGTACAATCTACATACCTGTCTGGTATAAGTTCTCAGCAGCCACCAAACTACAATATGTATTTTGAAGAATTTGGCTCTATTATGCGTGAGTGTGCTTATTTTGATATTAAGTATGATCGTGCATACCCAGCACTTTATGCACAACTGTCTCCAACGTTTAGCAACATAAAGGGATACACAACTTCTGGGTTTTATGCAGACTCCTATGGTGCTGAATTTTTAATCTTTAACTCAACAGACAAAGCCTTAAACTTAGATGAAACAACTGGAAATTTTTTAAGAATTCAAGGAATTACTTTTACACAAGATACAACTCATGAGTTGACAGTAGACGAGTTTTTTAAAAAACGTGGTAATTTGTCCGACCCAGAGTTAGTTGGCAGTACACTTACCTATTCTCCATTAGTTGAAAAATCAAGGTACGACGAAATCAAATTAAGTAGATTAACATATGGGAAAAATGAATTTAGTATTGATAGTACATACATACAGACACAAGACGATGCAGAGGCAATGCTGAGTTGGATTATAAATAAAGTTATGATTCCAAAAAAATCTATTGGCATTAATTTATTTAGCATACCAACACTACAACTTGGAGACATTGTTACGGTAGATTATAAGGATTCATCAGGACTTGATCTAGTCACCTCTGATCTTTCAAGGTTTGTTATTTATAATATAGAATACGCTAGGTCTGTTTCTGGACCAAGCATGACAGTTTACTTAAGTGAGGTATAAAAATGGTATCAGCAACTCCACAAACACCAGCATCAACGTCTGTTTCAAATAAAATACCAGCCAATCCAGTAAAAACAGCACCAATAGACACAGTTTTATTTAATAATGACTCTTTGTCTGTTGAAATCATGGCTGATTTAATTTTTGAGGATATTGGTGGGCACGAATTAATAAACATTGCTAGAAACGACACTATTAATGGACAACAAATATCTTACACCCCAATTAAAAACCTTGGTCTTATTCAGCAAAGGTACAATCCAAACAATATTCTTGGTCTACAGGCTACTTCTGAAAAATATTTTGCTAATTTTGCTATAAAATTTGAGGAAAAGGTGCCAGAAGAGGGCAATGGTCCCGAAGGCGCAAACGTATATTTTGATGAAACAACTGGAGACCTAATTGTTGAAGGTGTTAATATAAATAAAGATGAACTATTTGAGGTTGAAGTATCGTTAAATGGTACAATATATGAAGCGAACTTTGGAGCAACTACCTCATGATAACTAATAAAGGCAAGAGTATTATTGGAAAATATATGCTTGGCCAGGCACCAGCCTATGCCTCATACCTGGCTGTTGGCTGCGGCCCAACACCGCTTCAAACAGGAGACGTAGCAGATGATTTTGCAACAAAAGAAAACCTTGATTTTGAAATGTTTAGAGTTCCAATATCTTCTAGAGGTTTTGTAAATGAAGACGGTATAGATAAGATAGTCCTAACAGCAGAACTGCCAACAGAAGAAAGATATGAAATAACAGAGGTCGGTCTATATTCTGCAGGATCTAATCCATCTGCTGGTGCTGAAGATAGTAAGACCGTTTTTGCTTTTACTCAGGGAGAAAATTGGGAATACCATACAGCCTCTGCATCGACAGCAATCCCAGTAGTTTCTATACCATTAGATGATCCACAAGAAGATGACATAATTGCAGCAGTTGGAACAGAGACTGGTGTATTTCAAACCAATGCAGATAATTCTATTTTTTATAATACAGATCGTGTTGCAAGATATGAGAGACCAAGATTTTTAAACAATATAATTTTAATGCAAGGTGATGACTCAGATTTATCAGATGCCGATGGCTCTGGAGCAGAGGAACATCTTTCTGTTGATTCTGGAAACCATATACACCTTACTTCTCCAAATGTTGATTTTTCAAAAAACTCTCCAATAGATGAATTAAGGCTTGCATTTTCTGTAGTAAATAGAGATGGCGATTCGGCGGCAAATCCAGACACAGTAAGAATTTTAATTGACTTTGCATCAACTGACGATAATAATCCAACAACATATGCTAGATTTGAAGTTAATCTTTATGATGGCGAAGATGGAATTGATTTTTCAACAAATAGATATTTTGTTGTTTCAAAACAGTTGCAGGAATTATACAAAAGTCAAAACTTTACTTGGAATGCAGTCACTGTAGTAAAAATATACGTTTCTATTTTTGATAGTTTAAGTGGTGGGAATTTCCCAACATCAGATTATTACATTGCTTTAGATGCATTAAGACTTGAAAATATAGCAACGGTTAATCCGTTATATGGTTTAACTGGATATTCTGTTATTAAGAATGATGATGCTACAACAATTATTAAGTCTCCTAATACAAACAATTATGTTGAATTTAGATTTTCTATTGGAGTAACATAATGGTTGATTCAAATATAAAAAAATTACGTATTTTAAAATCATCTCTTCCGCCAATTGATCATGATACATTAAAGTATAATTTAAGATATAGAATTATTTCTGACGATAGAAATAGAACTTCTCATTGGTCTCCAGTATATAATGTTTCTGGAGAGGCAGTAGAGTCTGTAGGTGGTACAGTATCTAAAGCAGGAGACATTGTTACAGCCGTGTGGGGAGACGAAAACCTTCATCCAGAATATGATGTTTTTGTTAAATTTGATTCAGGAGACTTCTTTTATCATGGTACATCAAAAGTACACTCATATTCATTTTTAAAAACTGGAACCACATCGGTCAGAGTAAAAGTTCAAATAGTTTCATCAAAAAAAGAAATTAAGGCAGCACTAAATATCTTTGACTCTGGCACAGTGTCTTTGGTATAATTTAATAGGAGGAATAACATGGCAAAAATACCATTACCAGAAAGAGGGCAACCGCTTGATGTAACATACATCTATCAGGTAGTCGATGCTTTAAACGGTCTATCAACACAGGTTTCCGATGCAACCTATAACTATACTGATATTGACGTAGTTGGAGCAGAAAAACAAAGTTTAAAAACTTCTAACACAAAGTTTATTGGAAGATTTAAAGCAATTGCAAATAATGAAACAGTAACTGCTGGACAAGAAAAATCTTATTCTATTGACTATTCTAACTTTAAGTATCCGCCAATTATAACCTTGTCGGTTGTAAATACTAGTGGAACAACTGCTGGATCTAATACTACGGTAGTTTTAACATCCGTAACAACCACACAGGCTGGATTTACAGTAAGATATGGTGTTTCTGGAACTGCAACTATTGGCGTAAATCTTATTGCTATTGGTGTTCCAAATTAATATGGCTTGTGAAAGATGTGAAGGAAAAATGTTTGTTGATAGAATACACTCAAACATAGACCATCTAGAAACATATTGTGTTAAGTGTGGAAATAGAAAATTTTATCATCCACCTAGCGAATCTGCGGAGGGAAAATGGTTACTGCAAAAGGAAAAATTCAGAGCGAAGCATATAATAGCGAACCT